AGGAATTCACCGTCCGCAAGAAGGAGTTCATCAGGCGCCAGGCCGCGATCATCAAGCCGTTCGCGAGCGTGAAGCAGGGCCGCGCGTACGCGGAGATCTCAGTCGGTCAGAAGCCGCGTCTGCTCCTCTCCGCCTTCGAGCGCGGAGCCGTGCGGAAGCCGTTCACCTCGGCCGCCAAGAGCGTGGCTGAGCCTGTCGTGGGCGGGCCGGCACGCCTCAGGTTCACGGAATCGGTCCCGCCCGAGCTTCGCATGGGACGGCTTCGCTTTGACCGCACGAAGACGGGGAAGCGCCGCGCTGGCGTGACGCGGACCAGGACCTACCTCGTGCCCGAGGTTGGCATCTTCCAGCGTGTCGGCAAAGAAGCGTCGCGCATGGTCTACATCTTCACACGCGGAAAGCGGATCAAGCCGCGCCTGCGGTTCATCGAGACAGCCAGGAAGGAAGCGCGGAGATGGTTCCGAGAGGAGATGCAGCGAGAGGTCGTCAATGCCATCGCGAGAGCACGCGGGAAGGGACTGTGAGCGTGCGGTTCCTTTCCGGGCGACGCCCTCGGGTGCCGGCGACCCCGCTTTTCGAGACGTGCGAGGCGCCTGAAACAACTTGCCACTTGCCACTTGCCAGTTGCCACTCAGGGGCGAGCAGTGGCGCGGGAGGATGCAGATGACACGAAGGACTGAAACGCCCGCCGTTGCCGCAAAGGCCCAAGCCAAGGGCCCTAAGCGCCGCAAGGCCACCGCGAAGAAGGCCGCCGCACCCCGCCGGGAGCGGGCCACGAAGAAGCGAGAAGTGGCAACCGGAAAGGGTGGCAACATGGGTGGCAAGTTGCCAGCCTCCGGGCCTGCGATGGCAGATGTGCCGGAGGCCTTCGCGGTGACGCTGCCAGGCAAGCTCGAACACTGGCCGATCGACCGGCTCCGCCCCTACGAGCGGAACCCCCGGACTCACAGCGCCGAGCAAGTCACAAAGATCGCGGCAAGCCTGCTCGAGTTCGGCTGGACCAACCCGATCCTCGTGGACGGGGACTCGGGGATCATCGCGGGGCACGGACGGCTCCTGGCGGCCCGCGAGCTCGGCATGTCCATTGTCCCCGTGATCGAGCTCGCGCACCTCACGGAGGCCCAGAGGCGCGCGTACATCATCGCCGACAACCGGCTCGCCCTCGACGCCGGCTGGGACGAGGATCTTCTCGCGGAAGAGCTCAAGGCGCTCGAGGGCCTGGACTTCAACCTGGTGCTCACCGGGTTCGATCTGGACGAGTTGCACGCCCTCCTGGAGGACGAGACGGCTGAAGAGGTTCCGGCCCCGGAGCCGCCTGAAGATCCCGTCTCCCGCCCGGGCGATCTCTGGATCCTGGGCGACCACCGCCTGCTCTGCGGCGACTCATCCGATCCGGAAGCCGTGGACCGGCTGCTCGATGGCGCGCCGATCCACCTCGTGAACACCGACCCTCCCTACAACGTGAAAGTCGAGCCCCGCTCGAACAACGCGATCGCCGCCGGACTCTCGAGCTTCCCCGCCGCCAAGAACGCGGTGGAGGCCTCCGACGCCCAGGGCATGCACCACCAGGGCTTCGACCTAGCGCGCCACAAGACGAAGTCAAGGCCCACCGGGAGGATGCGTCCCAAGGACCGGCCGCTGGCCAACGACTTCATCTCCGACGAGGCGTTCGACGAGCTGCTGCTGGCGTGGTTTGGGAACATCGCGCGTGTGCTCCTCCCCGGCCGCTCGTTCTATATCTGGGGCGGCTACGCGAACCTCGCCAACTATCCGCCGGCGCTCAAGGCCGTCGGGCTCTACTTCAGCCAATCGGTTATCTGGGACAAGCAGCACCCGGTCCTGACGCGCAAGGACTTCATGGGCGCGCACGAACAGGCGTTCTACGGCTGGAAGGAGGGCGCCGCGCACCAGTTCTTCGGCCCGAAGAACGTGCCGGACCTCTGGGCGGTCAAGAAGGTCAACCCGCAGAGCATGGTCCACCTCACTGAGAAGCCGGTCGAGCTCGCGGTGCGCGCGATCCACTACTCCTCAAAGCCGGGCGAGAACGTGCTCGACCTCTTCGGCGGAAGCGGCAGCACGCTGATCGGCTCCGAGGAGACCGGGCGGCGGTGTTTCATGATGGAGCTCGACCCGGCCTACACGGACGTCATCGCGCTCCGCTGGCAGGAGGCGACGGGCGAGAGCGCGGTCTTGGAGGGCGACGGACGCGCCTTCGACGAGGTCTCGGCCGAGCGCACGCCTGAACGGGGCGTGTAGGCCTTGGCCCGGCGGAAGAAGAAGGGGCTCATCTCCCAGCGCGAGTACGCCCGCAGGCGCGGCGTCTCCCACTCCGCGGTCCAGTACGCGGTCAGCTCGGGCCGCATCACGACCGTGGACGGGAAGATCGATCCCGAGCAAGCCGACAAGGAGTGGCGCGAGAACACCGACCAGAGCAAACCACGGAACAGAATCACCGGCGGCCCGAAGCAGACGCGCAGTGAGGGCGAGCCCTCGCAGCCGATGGGCTCGGGCGGCGGCAACGGTGGTGCGACCGGCTATGCCAAGGCGCGGGCGGCCAGGGAGCTCTACCAGGCGCAGCTCGCCAAACTCGAACTCGACCGCCGGCGCGGGGAGCTCGTCCGTGCCGACGAGGTTCGAGTCGGAGCCTTCAACATGGCCAGGAAGGCGCGGGATCAACTGATCGCCCTCCCCGAACGTGTGGCGGCGACTCTCGCGGCGACCGACGACCCTGCCGAGGTTCAGCGCATCCTCGAGGAAGAGATCGAGCGAATCTGCCAGGAGATCGCGGATGCAGAGCGGCCGTGAAGTCTACGAGACAGCCTACCGGGACGGTTGGCGCCCCGAGCCGCGCCTCTCCGTGAGCGCGTGGGCGGACGAGCACCGCGTTCTCGGCAACCGCGCCGGCCACGCCGCGATCCACTGGCGAACCTCAACGACCCCTTACCTCCAGGAGATCATGGATGCGCTCGGACCCCGTTCCCCCGCGCGGCGTGTCGTCGTGATGTCCGGGAGCCAGCTGGGCAAGACCGAGACCGGCCTGAACTGGCTCGGTTTCATCATGCATCACACGCCGGGCCCGACTCTGCTGGTGCGCCCTACGGTGGATGAGGCCCGACGGTTCAGCCGTCAACGGCTCGACCCGATGATCGCGACGACGCCGGCGCTCCGCGACTTGGTCAAGGAGGCCAGGTCAAGGGATGGCGGGAACAGCCTCCTCATCAAGGAGTTCCCCGGCGGCGTGCTCTTCCTCACCGGTTCGAACTCCGCGACCGGCGTGAAGTCGATGCCGATCCGCTGGCTCTTCTGCGACGAGATCGACGAGTACCCGGGCGACGTGGATGGCCAGGGTGATCCCATCGCGCTTGCGGAGAAGCGGACCACGGGGCCCATGTACCCAAGGCGCAAGGTCCTCCTCGTCTCGACGCCGACGGTCAAGGGGCTCTCGCGCATCGAGCGGGAGTTCCTCGCCTCCGACCAACGCCACTACTTCGTGCCCTGCCCCCACTGCGGCAACTACGACTGGATCCGCTGGGAGAACATCCGCTGGGACGAAGGCGATCCCAGTAGCGCAGCCCTCGCCTGCGTGGAGTGCGGCGAGCTCATCGAGGAGCGGTTCAAGACCGAGATGCTGGCGGGCGGAGAGTGGCGCCCGACCGCTGAGAGCGACGGCGAAACGATCGGGTTCCACCTCTCCAGCCTCTACTCCCCGCTCGGCTGGCTTCCATGGTCGGCCGCCGTCTCCGAGTTCCTCGAGGCGAAGGAGAACCCTATGCGCCTCAAGAACTGGGTCAACAGCGTCCTCGGCGAGACGTGGGAGGAGCGCGGCGAGTCGGTCGAGCCCGAGAGCCTGCTCGCCCGGGCGGAGCGGTACGCGGCGGAGGTCCCGACAGGCGTGGGCGTGCTCGTCGCCTCAGTGGACGTCCAGGGCGACCGCCTCGAGTGCGCCGTGAAGGGCTACGGCGCGGCCGAGGAGTCCTGGCTCATCGCGTTCTCGCAGTTCCACGGTGATCCAGGGCGCGAGTCCGTCTGGCTCGATCTCGACCGGTTCTTGAGGCAGGAGTTCACGCACGAGAGCGGCCAGAGGGTCCCGATCACCTGCGTGGCCGTCGACAGCGGCGGCCACCACTCGGAGCAGGTCTACCGGTTCTGCCGGGCGCGAATCGATAGGCGGATCTTCGCCGTGCGCGGCGGCTCCGAACGCGGCAAGCCCGTCGTCGGGCGGCCCAGCGTCAACAACCGATACCGCGCCAAGCTCTTCACGCTCTGCGTCGACACCGGCAAGGAGATCGTGTACTCGCGTCTCCGCATCGGCACCCCGGGACCCGGCTACTGCCATCTGCCGGAGTGGATCGATGAGGAGTACGTCGCTCAGCTCACGGCGGAGAAGGCCGTGCGGAAATGGAAGAAGAACAAGGGCACCGTCCGCGAGTGGATCAAGACACGGGAGCGGAACGAGGCGCTCGACCTTGAGGTCTACTGCCTCGCGGCCCTCTACATCCTCGGGCCGGCGTTCGTGAGATCGCTGCCCGAGCGCGCGGCCGCCCTCTGCCGGAACGCTGAAGCGCCCGTGCAGCGGGATCGTCCGCCAGCATTGCCGACTGCCAGACGGTCGGGGTGGGTAGACGGGTGGCGCGGATGAGGCGCTGCAATCTTGAACGCTGCACGGCGCAACAGAATCCGCATCTACAGGCTCGAATCCCCTTCCCATGTCGCGCCCCAAGCTCGTCACTGTGACTGCGCCGGGCATGGGGCCCGGGCGGGAAAGGAGGCAAAGATGCGCTACGGACTCGATGACAAGCTCTGGGTCGTGGTGGACCCCACGCCGCAGAGCACGCTCGGAGACATCCTCTTCCAGGCGTCGCTCAGGGACTTGAGCCTGCAGTTCAAGGGCGGCCTGAGCGTCGAGGAGAACCCGACACTCTTCACCGAAGAGCAGGAGGCGATCGCTGAGGTCCATCGGAGGCTGGATCGCATGCGAAGCAGGCTCGACAAGCTCGCGGGCGATCTCCCGGAGTCCCCTCCGGAGGCGACATCATGAAGGCCAACGCGACTGCACGCTTCGGCTTTGAGGCACACCAGGTCTTCTGGAACGAGCGTGGCAGCATCGTCTGCGCATGCTGCCACATCCCCTACCCGGGATCAGACACCTGGGTCTGGGAGCGGTGGCAGGAGATCACACCGGAGATGATGGTCGAGATCGACCGCGAAGGCGGTCACGTGGCGTGCGAGGGCTGCGGCAAGGAGCCGCGCCGGATCGTGCGCTGAACCCAATGGGAGGAGAAGCGAGATGGCCAAGTCCAAGAGCACGAAGAAGAAGAAGGCGGCCCGGGCGAAGAAGCCCGCCGTCAAGAAGGCAGAGAAGACGCCGCAGCGTGAGGAGCTCTGCGTGTTCGCGTTTCGCCTGACCCCCAAGGAGCGCGAGGACATCCACAAGGCTGCCGGACCGGGCAAGGCCTCGAGGTTCGTCAGGTCCCTCGCCGTCGCGGCCGCCAGGAACGACGCGGCTGCCGTTACGGCAATCATGGAGGGTGCACAGACGCAGAAGTAGAACCCCGCGGACACCGCGACCCGAGGAGCCAAAGAAGCGGGGCCTGGCGTATCGTCAGGCCCCGCTTGAGCTTGCGCAGTAGCTTGCTCGTTGCCACTTCGGTGTCTCACGAACCACACGATCAGGTCACCGATGCATCGCCTTGATGGAGCCCCAGCTAGAAGCCTTCACTAGGCTCTCCTCGCAGCCTTGGCCGTGAGCCCCTATGAGTTCCCCGCAGTCATTGCCGCCTGGCAGGCAGGGCGAGTTGGAAGCGAGGGTGAAGTCGCCAGTCGGAGCGTCGCAGAACAGCGGGTCAGCGGAGAAGTTCCCGTCCACGCCGTACTGGTCAGCTATGCAGCCCACCCAATCGCCCCCTGCGTTCCCGTAGAGGTCGCAGCACTCCAACAGAGGTTGGCTCTCCTCGTGTTCGCAGTAGACAGCTCCTCCCGACTGGCTAAACGCGATGATGCAGTGGGCTAGCGTTGGAGTCGAGTCCTCGGCACACACGAACGCACCTCCCTCGGCGGCCTGGTTCCCTGATAATGTGCAGCCCGTGAGCGTGGGTGAGGCGCTCAAGCAGTACATGGCGGCGCCATGGTTCCCTGAGAACGTGCAGCCCGTGAGTGACGCGGAGCAGTCAAAACCACAGAACATCCCGCTGCCATCGTTCGCCGAGAACACGCAATCCACAAGTGTGGGATAGGAGTACAAATCGCAGGACATCGCGC